AAATTCAAAAATAATATTCAAACTATCATTTTGATTTACGCCATGATCAGATTCAATATTATTTCTTTGAGCATAATCATTAAAAGCTTCCCTAAATTCCTCACGAAACTCTTCATGACGAACCTGAGTACGTTTATCTATATCCTCATAAGAAACTTCTTTTGCAAAATCTCTCCACTGCTCATCTGCTTCATCTACCAAAATGTAATGTTCTCTAACAAGACCATCATCTGGGTTCGTCCACAAAACTGCAACAGTATCCAGTTCTGGATTGCTGTAATAATAATCTGTAATTTTATCTGACCATGAATATGACATTAATATCTCCCACTCTCTATATACATATTAACCACCTTTAGCAATTCTAAGATTATAGGTTGTTATTGTTGCTGCTGAACCATCTGGAAATTCCTGTGAACGATAATCATCACCAACTTGTCTCCTTGTATAATTACCATTACCATTAAGACGAGTATCAACTATAGCAGTTCCTCTTGTGGCACCACCAGACGTTGCCATTGTGTATACAATTTTTTGGCCACTAGTATTAGCAGTATCAAAACGTATCCAATTTCCTATGAGACTTTTCATAGTGGCAGTGGCACCTTCTATCAGGTTGGCGTCACCATCGATAAGTAAAAGGTTTCTTGATGGAGTGCTATCTGCACCATCCCTTCTGTGAAGAAAGTAATTCGTTATTGTTGTTGGTTGATCAAGTGTCTCTGGAATACCAGCAGAACTATACGCACCCACGTCTGCGCGTGTATCAGTGAATATTGCGGTAGTAGATACATTAGTATATCCTGATGCTGCTGATGAAGATGTAGTAACAGTATAAGTTCCACCCGTATTGTTTGATTCTGAGCTTGCTATCATTAGATCAATCGCAGGTTCAACAAAAGTATCTTTAAAATCTGCAAGATTCATTGCAACAATCGACCCACTACCATCATAATAAACTGGCATAGTTATTCCATTATCAGCAGTTTGGCCAACCCCACTTGTAGTATACGTATTATCAACCCTGTCATATGAAACTGTTACTGTTCCCGGTTCAGCAGTAGTACTTTCAGCAACATAAGCATCATCGGCCGATGATGCGGCACCAGCTTTCTTTCTCGTATCAGACATAGCAGCAAGATCACCCGCTGAACTACTACTAACTGTAAGTACAGCAGTTGGTCCACTGGCGTAAACAAAAATTGCTGCAGCTTGCCATTCAACAATTTCGGCAGCAGTCATCTCTTGAAGATTTCCACTATTAAACCATAGAGGTGATCTAGCAGTCATTGTATTTGTTTACCACGGAACCGCAGCGCTTGTAGGTGATACATGTCTTTAACAGTCCAAGTGTGTGTAATTGCTATGAGTGTCTATCCTTCTAAGATTATAATTCTTGCAGTTAATGCTTCAATTAAAATGTTTTGTTCTTGTATTGCTTTCACTAGCATTGGCACTAATGCCCCCGGTGCTACCTGTTGAGTTCCATCGGGGTCTTCGTGCCAGACATTGTGACCATTAACAACATCTGAATGAGAGTCAATAACTGTTTTAACTTCTTGGGCTATAAATCCATGATGAGTATTACCCTCTCCATATATAGGTTCTGAAGAATCCGCATCATATTGAGGCAGGTTGCTTTCAACAGCATTTTTAAGTTGCCATTTAAATGTAACAGGGCGTAAATCTTTAATAAACTCTAAACCTGCTGTAGATGTTGCAACATCTTTTTTAAGTCTTGCATCAGAATCAGCAGACCATGAGGAATCAGAGCCATCAAGTCCCAGAGTGGCATGCCCGCCAGCTGTTCCAATTCTTATTGTGTTTGTACCGCCTCCTATGGTGCTTGACCCTATTACTATTTCAGAGTCCACGCCAACAGCACTAGGTGCTAGGTTATAACCCAAGGCGGTGTTGAGGTCGCCAGTGGTTAAGTTGTCATGGCATATATTACCAATTAGAGTGTTTTCGTGACCAGTGGTGACGGCAGTTCCAGCGCCTTTACCTACAGCTGTGTTGTTGCTAGCGGTGGTGTTAGCGTCTAGCGCAGCATGGCCAATGGCGACATTGTCGTCTCCGGTAGTAATCGATGAACCTGCTTCATCTCCAACCAAAACATTACGAAGTGATCCGCCTTGTAATGCTGCGCCTGCATTGAGACCTGCTATGAAGTTTGAAGTTCCATCTGTGATTGTAGAATTACTACTAATATCTGAATGCAAAGTGTTAAATTCTTGTCTAAACCTTTCTAAACTATCTGATGCACCAACTAAAGCTGCGTTTATTGTAACCATTTTATTTGTTTACCAATTGTTGTAAGAGAATTTTTATTTCTCTCATCTCATCTTGGAGATTATTAATTTCTTTTGTTGCATTTTTTAATTCATCTCTTTGCACTTTTGCTGCTCTTGAACGAATAATTGCTTTTTCATAAGCAGATTTGTTCGTATTCACAATACCACCAGAATAAACATCTCTTGAAAGATCTTTATTTTCTTCTACTTTTATAAATTCTTTATTTTGCATATTATGTTGCCAGTGCTATTGCCCTAAAATTTTTGATTCTAGGAGGTGATGCTGAATTAGTTGTTTGCATAACAATTTTAATTGAGAATGCAATAAACGGATCCAACTCTTGACCAAGACCATCATCAGTAACACCAGCAGTATATAGATGTTCACGAAAATCATTTATGCTTCTTGATGCACCTACAGCTAAATCAGGACTGCCATCAGTGTTAAAATATCTCCAACCCAATTCTTTAAAATTAGAATCATCATCTTCTCTCAATATTTTGTAAAGAAGTTTAATTTCTCCATTTGAATCTTTATTTCCATCAAAAAATACTTTCAGTGCAGTTGCTCTTTGTGCAAGATTAACTTGTTTTATTATATATACTGCTTCGTTATTATCACCAAAAGATTCTGTAGAATCATTATATTCGCTTGTTGGATATACATCAGATGATGAATCAATGTTATTAACTCTGTTTCCAACAGCAATCATTGACATTCTTTCACTATCAATGAAAGGAGATATATTTGATGATTGTGATGTTAATGTTAAATCTAATGCTAAAGATTTTTCAGAAGACATTTCATTATCTTGGTTAATATCAGAAGCTACCAAATATGGAACATCATAATAAACATTTTCATTTAATGGTATATTGAGAGAATTTGAAACCGTAGTCTTTGTAAACGAAGTCTGTGCACCACTTGGACTTGTTGCTGTTGATGGTCTTTTCTTTGCAACAATAGTTGTGCCGGGAAGTTCAATCCCATTAATTTGAGATTTACCAAGTTCATATAAAATATTTTCTGTGGCAGTTATAGAATTTCCACCATTTTGTGCATGAGTAGTTCCAGTGCTATCGATAACAGCACTACTTGTTACTGTGATAGTATAACTATCAATTCCAATATTGCCGATTGATGTATGAGTTGTATTAATTTCTGTAAATGGAATTTTGTGTAACATATACAATTCAACCGTAGCACCTGCGGCATGAGATACAGCAGTAGTTGAGTTTGTACCTCTAGTTGCACCACTAATAGTATTTGTACTAATTGAAGTATAGGTTATGATTTCATCATCAATTTTTATATAATATATGTTAGATGTATCTCTAGAGAATTTTCCTGAAGTATCATCAAAATTTGTACCAGAAGCCAAAACAATAGTAGTGTCATCCACATCTATTGCTGTCGATAATGTTGTGCTTGCACCAGACTTTACACCATCAATAGTTACATTATTAGTTGTAACATACATTTGATGGTCGCGATGTCGCACTTGAATCACAGCACTACCATCTAAGAAAATCAAAGGATGTTTTGACAAAGATTTAGTTGGGTTACTAGCATTCACCAAAGGAATTGTACCAGTCAATGGACTAAACTCTGCTCTATACAAATTGAATTTCAAATCTTCAGTTAATGAAGGTGCCCAAGTTCTATTGTTATGTCCTTTAAACAAAACACCCATCGCTGGTTGTTTTGAAACTGTTCTTTCTGAAAACAAAACATTTGTTGCAGATGTAGAAGTGCCACCAGTTTGTGCTTGTGCTAATGTAGATTGGATTTCTGTTTCTCCCAACCTTGCAATCCACACTTTGTATGTTGGAACATTAGCAATTACGACAATACAATATTCAAGGTTTGCTTGAAGATAAACTAGAGAATTAAATTTAAAATTTGTGGCTACTTGTGCAGTTACATCTATTGTAACATCAACAGGATCTTTAACCACTCTACTAAATGGCACAACTCGTGCTCCGGGAAATCCATTACTAACTTCTCTAATTTCTACAGTAACAGGAAGAGTGTCATCTTTTGATTCAAAGAAAAGATCGCAACTTGTTAAAAATATTCCCCCAACTTTATCAATTAAGAAAGTTTGTGCTAATGGATCGTCGCCGTCACCGCCGGGTGAGTCATCGAGGCCTTCACTGCTTAGAGAGCTGCTTTGTGAAACAGATGTTCTTCTTATTTCTGCGTTTCTAGTAGAAATAATAGTTTCTTGTTCAGTTCGAAAAATACCAACTGCTTGATAATTTGATTCTCCAGCAGTAATAGGATCAACAGAAGTTATATTTGTTGGGCTTGAAGTTAATCGAAAAGAAATTTCACCAGTTCTAAATTTAGGATTGCCTTTAATTTTAGGATCAGGTATACTAAAAACACCTTTGATTCTACCACTGGCACTAGTTACGAGAGCATCACCATTTATCAAACTTGCATCGTTTGCCGAAAATCCAGCTAAAGGTTTTGTATGATCAGATACTCCTTTTACATCAAAGAACGGATAAACTTGTGTGTTAGGAAGAAAATCAAATCCTTCAAAATTAATATTGTTTGCTCTAACAAAAGGAACCATTGCTGTTGACAACAATCTTGTTCCTTTAGATTCTGAATCAATTTTTTCAACAACACGCGTCGTGATACCTGTTCTATTACGAGTTGCCATTTATATTCCCCTTTTATTAATTTTATACAAAGTCATTTCCGTCTTCTCCATCATCAAGCTGGCGAATCGTCGAGACCGACATTTGCATAACCAAAAACATGTTCCAATCCAGTCACATGGCCGCCGCCGCCTTGGAATTCAGCTACACCAGTAGCAGCTGGACTCGCCGTTTCTAAAGATGGGCTAGAGGAACTATTATTTGTGCCGGGATTAGTAACACTAGTTGAGGCAGCAGCTGCTGTGGACTCTGGCGATGAAACAACAACAGTTGATGAAGTTCCACTCCACTGTGTTTCCCAAGAATTCCAAATCGTTCCTATAGAATTAACAACACTTGCGGCAACTGTATTATAATTACCTTCCACATTAAGAATCAGAACAGGGGCAATTTCAGTTTCAAACCAATCATCTCCAGAAGGTGTTAATTCAATTTGACCAGTCCAATTTGAAAGTAGAACAGGCGTAACTCTTTCTGTTCTTGTAGCAAATGGTTGTTGGTGTGATATAATTTCTGTATAAGGAAGTGTAAATATATCCCCTGTCTTTTGATAATTATTATTAGTTCTTGCAGAATCAGTTGCAGCAAATTCTTCTAATTTAACATTTTTAAATGTTGCAGAAGGTCTAAGCTCATTATATTCTTGGTCAATAGATATGCTATAATCGGGATGAGTGACATCACCAAGACGATGGCCCTGAAAAGCATCAACTACAAAACCAGATTTAAATCTGTTAAGTCCGTTTGAATCTTGAATTTCAAAACTTTCTGCATCACTTTCCAAAAGAGAAAGATGTGTATAATATTCAAGATTACTAATACGATTTTGAAGTTTACCAATATCTTCCATAGTAAACCGTTGATTCTTTTCTCTGCGAATAGATACAGTGTTTGGACTGTATGTAAAAGCAGGAATAAATAAATCACCAAGTTTCATTGTATTTTGAGGTTGTTCTGGAAATTGAGGGCTTTCATCAGACGATCCTTCAATAACTCTTATTTCACTATCAGAACCAATTACAATGATTGCTTTTTTAGATAAATAATATTCTAAATCTGCTTGTGCTAAAGAATTCGGTTTAGGACAATGACTTGCAGATGAACCAGCTCCATCATATTGACGATGGAAAAAATCAAAAGAAGAAGCAGTGATTTCATCCACAGTTGTATGGTCTGTTCCTGCACCAGCAATGTTTTCTACTGTAGGTCTAAAATCAAATCCATTAGATAAAGGAATGCCTCTATATCTAGAAACATCCACATAATCCATTCTACCTGCAATACCGCTATACGAATCCACTGTGAATACATCACCAAAACCATGTTCAAGATAATCATAAATTACAAGTAATCTTTTTGTTGGAGCTGGAGCACCGCGTTTTCTTTCTATTCTAGCAATGTCATAAAAATTATCTCTTTGTCCATTATCAAAAAGAAAATTACCTGAAATTACTAGATCACCATCAGTGAAAGCACTTACTAATGCAGTTGCACCAGATGATACGCCTGTGATTGTATCAGAAGTTGTAAAAGATTTTGATAATTTTGTTGACACATAACTCATTGGTGTTGTGGTGTTAATAACTCTTCCAGTTGCACCACTAGAGCTGCCTGTGATTTTTTCACCTCTTGTAAACGAACCATTCGGAGTTGACAAAGAAAGTGTTGGGGCAACAGCATCAGTCGAAGCAGCTGTTGCTTCATAAACAGCAGATACAGCAAATACATCTGCACGACCCAATGATATTAATCTATCATCAGGTCTTGTTCCAAATGGATCTGTTGCACCAGTATCTACTTTGAGTTGTTTCATCAACTTTGTTGTTTTGGTTTTTGGAGTCACATCAGTTTTTAACAGAGTTGCCATAACCTTAAGCTTTACACTAGCGCCAAAACCAGTTAGGTTAGTAATTGTTACTGCGGCAGTTCCTCCACCAGAAAATCCAGTTGATGCACTAATAATATCACCCTGTTGAATTCCACTCAGAACAGAGATAGTGTAATCTGATTCGCTATGTGCCAAGAATGTTTCACCACCACCACTAGCACCTAATGTTAACGCACCGGCCGAGTTTGTTGTAACAACAAATTGTCTACGGAAAGTATATTGTGTATCAGATACACCATCATTTGATGCAGTCAATAAAGTTTTAACTGGAGTTTTTGGTAAAATATAAATGTTTGTATTTTTTTCTGGTTCTAAAAGTTTAGCAACACTTTTTATTGAACCAGTTCCAGCAGATGATCTCGATTGTAATGATAATCTTCCACCGTTTTCTAGCAGAACACTTTCATTTTCATTGCCGCCGCCAACTTGGACCAAAGAAGATGAAGAAGACGAAATTGAAACAAATTGAACATCAGCAGTAAAATCTTGTCCACTATCTGCACTAGTATCTTCTTGATGTACAGACCGAGTATTTTCAAAATTAAATGGTGTAATCTCAACAGCTGTGATATCATCATTACCAGAAGTTTCAATCAAATTTCCAGTTTCAGTTGAATTTGACAATGCTAAAGTTTCACCAGACGAAAAAGTTCCTGTAACATTTGTAAGAAGCAAAGTAGTGCCAGATGTACCCGAACCAAACACAAAACCAGTTGCACCACTAGTACTACCCACTACTCGTTGACCGCCATTACTTGCAGCAGACAAAATAGTTGGACTGGGTGTACCACTTAATATAATTCGTGTAAACATACGAATATCAAAAAGATACAATCTATATGTTGCAGCTTGTTCGCCAGCGATTCCCGAATCATATTGGTATGTTCTTGCACGAGCAACACCCATATGTACTCCTACAGCTGTACCTCTTGTTGCTATATTTGTATCATACAAATCAAGTTGTTTATAAACAGTTGTTTCACCAGAAATACTTGAAACATCTGGTGTTCCATATAGATTAGTAACTTTGATATAGTTACCCAAATCAATTGCTGAAGCTGCAGCATTTAATGTTCTAAAATCTCTACTTTTGTTAACATCAATAATAGTTGGTGCAATTTTATCTATTTCATATCCTTTGACATATGCTTTGCCAGTAGACACTTGAAGAGCCAACAAATCAGCTGACGCTTTATTACCATCTCTTGTTGTGACACCAGAAGCATATACACCGTCAAAATCAGTTTCTCTTACACTAACATCAACAGATTCTTTCATTTCAAATGTAAAAGGTCTTACAGTATAATTGCCAGATTCATCAAATGTTCTGCGAGCAAGAGTTTGTTCAAGAATTGAATATTCAGTATTACGGGCAAGCTTTTGAACAATACCATTTTCCACTTTAATTAGTTCAACGAAATTTTTATCATCTATAGAACTTAATGGTTTAGATATCAAGGTAAGAGTTAATTGTAATCTATGTGCACCTTTGGCAGCAAAATTAGAAGTACCAGTTGCATTATCTAATAAACTTAAATCTGATTCTGGAGTAATAATAGTTTCATTAATCTGCAAACCTATTTTTGCACTTGCGTTGTTATTATATTTTTCTACAACAATAGTTTGGTCTGTAACCTCAACAAAATGTCCTCGAATAAAATAAATTCCGTTTGATATTTTTACTAAAACAGATTTACCAGTAACAGGTGTGTTTATTGAAGCATTTGCTGTGGTCGTTGTTCTTATAGTTTCTGTTGCCGCGGTTGTCAAAGAAGCAACATTTGCCGAATATGCTGTTGTGCCATGTTGCACTGAAATGTCTGCACTTAAATTTTCACCAATAACGAAACTATCAAAACCTGCCGCATCCAATTTACTACGAGAAATCGTGGTAACATCTTCTGTAAAAGTTCCTGCCTCAGTTCCAGAAAGATTGCTAGATGTGTATACACCAAAAAGTGTAGCAGGGTCATCTGCTGTTGCAGCGGCCGCTGCAATAACTCTAAATTTAACACCAGATGTAGCACCAGTCAATGTTACAGGAATATCCTCATTTAAATATTGAGAAACATCTACACTTTCACCACCAAAATTACTTTGAATTTTAATATATCTTGGTGCATCAACATTTCCCAAATAAGATACTTGGCCAGGAATAACTACAGTTCCATCTTTAAAGATGTGACTAAATCCTTGTTCAATTTGATTTTGAAGAGTAGATTGGAGTTGTGTTAACTCTCTTGCCTGAATAGCAAACCCAGGCCGAAATAATGTTTTAACATGATTTTCAGTCGAATCAAAATCATCATAATACGGTGCTACATTTAGGTTTGTAGATTCAGGCATTTAAAACTCCACTATAACTTTAATATCTTCAATCTGGTCATTAGATCGACTGATTGGTTTGCGATTTTCTAAGTAAATAAGATTACCACTATCAGCTGCCAATTCTGGATTTGCATACCCATCAGTGAAACTAATTGTGTTTCCACCAGCAAGAGTGACAAGACTGTCAGCACTTGAATCTGGTGTTCCTACTGCGCTGGATGTTGCGCCAGTAACAACATTTGCTCCACTAAAAGCAACATACGAACCTGTAGTACTATTCGTCCCAAAATCACCAAATCGTTCTTGTGTATAATATAAAATTGAATTTGATGAATCCCATTCTACAACTTTACCAATTGCACCAGTTGTTGCTTGACTTATCTTTTCATCACCATCAAATGTTCCTGATTGTGTAGTTAGTTTAAGTGCATATGTCATTCTTGCAGTTGTGATTGAAGCCACTGAAGTTGTTCCAAAAGTATGTGGATCAACAACAATACCTATTTTTCTAAAATCATTTCCTGTAGTAATATCATCACCCTCTGCACCCGTCAGAATTGTTGACATCATTACAAAGTGTCCACCGAGTTCTTTTGGTGCATCAAATCCATGACCACCTTTGGGTCCAATCACAACTGTAATTGCACCACCAGAACCACCTATTGCAGAAGCACTGCTTAGAGCTGTGTCTGAAAATGTAAATCCACTTGCAAGATTTACTGTACCAAAAGTATAACCAGATCCTGCTGCATGAACTGTGGTATCTGTACCAGCAGTCAACCCAAAATCTTGAATTATATTTGATGATACAGTAATTCTTACAACTGCACCAGAAGAAGTGCCTTGACTTGCGCCATCACCATATACTGCGGCAAAGTAAGTTCCGTTTGAATATCCAGAACCAGCAGTAACAATCAAAGAATCAATTGCACCATCAGTAGCAGCAGTACTAATTGTAGAATCTGTGTTGACTGGTATAAAATCAGCAGTAAGAAAACTATTAATTTGACTACTTGTTAATGAATACATAAATTGTAACACATAACCACCAAGAGAAAATGGTGCCGAAGCAGTGCTCGTTGGTTCTGTACCACTATATGCTGTTCCTGCATTATTATCCAAAACTTTATAAACACGAAAATCAGAAGTTATAAAATAAAAAGTGGAATCATAAAGATTGGAAGCACCAGAAGTTGTGGTTACAGATGCACTATAATCTGGTCTGTATATATCGTATATGGTCCCGTTTACCCAATTTCTACGTGGAATAACTCGTTGAACATTTGATGTTGCAATCTTTTTGGCAGCAATCATATCGTCCCAAACAAAAAATTCTTCAGAAGGACCATCAACAGGAGTTGGCGGTGCTGAATCAGAACCACCACTTGTTCCAGAAGTGTATGGGGTATTCTTACCTATAAAAAGATAATATGTATTATTAGACGATTCAGTAAACGACTCTTCGAATTGGTCGGCATTATGAAGTCTAAATTTTTCTGTGATAATAGCTGCCATTTATACTTTCCTATTTTATATATTTATGTTGCGCTACCAGCGCCAATAACTGTTTTTAAAGTAGTACCACCAGAATTTTTGATAAGAAGAGTTGAATCATCTTTCAACATATTTCCTGTAACATTATTGGTAGAACCTGTAGTTACAAAAGTTCCAGTTTCATTTGGAATTGTAACTGTTTGGTCTGCTGTTGGGTCTACCACAGTAATTGTTGTTTCATGCGCATCAGCAGATGACCCTTCAAGAACAATTGTTCCATTTGTACCAAGTACCAAAGAAGTAAAAGTACCAGCCGCGGCACTAGTACCACCAATTGTTGTTCCATCAATAGCACCAGCATTAATATCTACAGTTGCAAGCGTTGCAGTACCAGTAGTGCTAATATTTTCATTACCAAAACTAATCGCACCAGAAGTATCTGTGATAGAACCAGCAGCTAATATAAGAGTTCCACCTTTAAGGGTAGTTCCATTAACTGTTGTGGTTGCAAGTGTAGTAATAGTAGCAGAAGTTTGTGTACCAGTAACAACACCACTAATATTAGGAGCAGACAATGATATAACAGTAGATGATGCACTAATACCACTACTTAGGCTAGTTGCCCCGCTTCCTCCAAGGACATCATACAATTCTACAAAATTAGCATTGAGCTTCGTTGCTCCTGCTCTTAATGTATCACCGCTACCATCGTTGGAGCCTGCACCTATTCCTATTGCTTGATATGCCATTTATTGATTCCTCATTCCTTATTATTTATAATGATTATACAGCATCAAAGGTTATAATTGTTGAATCATATGTTGCAAGATTAGAATCAAATGTAGTTGCTTGAGCAGCACCAACAAGTGAAATTTCACTTATAGGTAAAACAAGGCCACCATCTTCTGATGCGACACCAAGTGACACATTTAAAGTGTTTTGTTGTAAAAATTCAAGTGTTCCTAATTCTAATAATAATTCATCACCAGCATTTGTTGAAGAACCATCTGTACCATTTAATAAAACAAAACCGCCTTCGTTGCCGGGAATCAAATTATAATTTGTGTTTGAAAATTGAATACGATCACCATCATCACGGCCGCCCGTACTGTTAAGAATAATGTCATCCCCAACATCGATAACACCAGATTCAGTAATTAATGCCTCTCCAGCGTTAGTAGATGAACCATCTGTTCCGACTAGTGCTAACCTTCCTGTTCCTATTCCTGTTCCTGTACCTAAATAACCATGTTCACTAATTAATGACTCTCCAGCGTTAGTAGAACCACCATCTGTTCCGACTAGTAATAACCTTCCTGTTCCTGTTTCAAGTCCAATAAGACTATTATTTTCAAGTCCAACTGCATCAACACTACCATTTATTAAAACTTTATCTCCATCATTAGACTTGCCGGGATCTGTACCATCTAAAAGAATATTTTCTCCAATATCCAAAACAGCAGATGTGCCATTAAAAATAATATTTCCTGTTCCTGTTCCAGATTCTTGCCCAATTAAAATATTAATTTCACGATCATCTTGCAGTGATATTCTATTTACTGCTAATTCTGTGTGTATTCTAGCTTCTCTTGTGAATGGTACTATATTTCTATTGTTATAATTCTCTTCTGGAATTTCACCTTGATTAGTATCACCCTCAAATTCAATCAAACTTCCTTCTGTAATTATTTTATTATTTTCACGAAGACCACTTTCGATAACAATATTAACACTGTTATCTCCAACTCCAATATTTTCTCCTAACAAATATCCGTTTGAATCTGTTTCAGTTTCTAGTTTAATAATATTAACATCTGAACCAGTAGTAAATGCATTATTTTCTGAACCAGACTCAACTGTTATTCTACTAACTTCATTGTCTCTAAATCTACCTCTACCAGTATTTTCTAATAATATTTGATTACCGTTTTCTGATATTATTACTTCATTTCTAACTTCATCTGCACCCAAGTCGAATAAAATAAAATCTTCTAAAGTTAATTCATCAAAAGATGAACTTTCTTCAAATATTATACCACCATCATTAGTATTTAACGTTCCAGCTGGTTCAGTAAATCCAACAGTGTTAAGTCCAACAAGATCAGATATAGATATTGAAGAAATTTCATTAATTTTTACACTAGAATCAGTAGAGTTATCCCAATAATCTTCATAAACTATTCTATCTCCTATATCAATACCATCCATCACCAAATTATCTTCCATGATAATAGGTGATTTGTCTCTATTACCAATTTCTAATTGAATTCCTGGCCTATCAAAGAAAATTGAACCGGGTAAAGTATTAGATAGGAGCGGTGCGCCATAAGATCTTTTTGCAGAAACAAGTTGTGGTTTAACACTAAGTTTGGTTACTTTTGAAACTGTTCTATTATGAATACTATTTTCACCAAGTGCTGTTTCTACAAGTAATCGACCGCCACCGGAACCTTCTTCTAGATTAACAGAACCATCACCAGCATTACCAGAGTTTTCTATTGAAATATCAAGACCGCTTTCAAATTGTAAATTATCACCATCTGTTTCTTCTAGAAGTTTATCACCAATTGCTACACCGTTTTCTATGAGCAACCCATCAAATAAACTACTTTCACCATCTGGAGAAAGTGTATTTTGGCGCATTCCAAGATTATTTTGTACATTAAATACCAATCTAATCAATGAAGCAAGTTCATCGCCAATACCAACACCACTAATTCCAATTGCAGCTGAAATTTGTGTTGCAATTGCAATTTTACCAAATGGTGCAAATCCTGCTGGATGGATTGAAGATTTCAATTCATTCATGTATTCAGAAATAGCTGCGTCAACTTTTACTTCATAAGAAAATTGTTGATAGAAACGAGAATCTTGAATGCGAATAATATCTTCGCTAAGAGTACTATCAATATTGAGATATTTACCTACTCTGGTTGCAGTAGTTCCAAAAGTTACATTTGTAGTTCCTGTTCCTTGTGTAAGAACTGTTGCTGTTGCACCACCGGAATCTGTTATTGTGTCCCCAACAATATTAAAAACATTTGCACCAGGCTCTAGAATAACTTCATCGCCAGCATCTGCTCCAGTGCTATCTGTTCCATCTAAAGCAAGTTCATCGCCAAGAATCTCATTTTCCATTATCAGTTGAGAATTAATATTAGCAGATAAAAAATCTGTACCGTCTAAAAGAATATTGTTGCCTATTTCATTCAGTATTTTATCACCATCTTCTTGAACAATAAAACCGAAACCATCTGATTGGTCACCATCAAAAATAACTTGGTCATAAAGAATTTTACCAGTTGAAACAGTTGTTACATCAGGAGAATCTTCTGTAATAATTGTTTCTAATGATTCACCAACAAGTCTAGGGTTTGGTGTATTAACATGTTTTATTGATTGTCCATAATCAGGAAATATAAATTTATTCCCAGGTTCAATTTCTAATAATAGTTCACCACCAGCATGTGTAATGAATTTTTGTGACTCTTCTTCACTAATAATATTATCTTTTTCAACATCTAGATTGAATGTACGAATTATAAAACTATCTCCGGCATCATTGCTGTCCGAATCTGTTCCATTGAATATTATTTCATTACCTGATCCTTCATTGAATAGATAATTAAATGACCCACTATTTGGAGAATTTTCTAAAATAACTGCATCTGAATTATTAATTATTACTTTATCAGTAACAAAAGTATCATTAGATTGACTTATTAAAGAACCAGAATTTTGTTCGCCGAATACATTCAATCCTACAGTAGCATCTTCTAAAGATAAATCAGCTTCGTTTGTTTTTCCATCTAATAAAAATCTACCGGCAACATCATTCCTTACAACTAAACTATCTTCTAATCCAATACCTACTTCAATCCTACCACCATCATCGTCTTCTAAACTAATCTGAAAAACATTTGCATCAATAGCATCAGAAATGATTTGACCAACTTCATTTTCTAAATCAATACCTGTTTCTATTTGAGCAGAATTATTAATATTAAAACCAGAACCCGCTTCATCAACACCTTCTAACTGAACACCATCATTATATGTGTCGGATTGTTCTAATTTTACTCTTTCTATTGGTGGAGAATCTATTACAAGTTCTTGTGTATCAGGATTGTACGAAACAACTGAACCATTATCATTAGTAAAAGTATTTCCTATTCCAAATACACCACTAACATCTTTAAGAATAAGGTGCGTATTAATAGTTGTATCTGGAGCAGTAGAATATTTAAATCCATTATCAATAACTTTGATTTCAATTATTTTACCAATATCAGTTGTATTTGAGATGAGGTTTGCACTTAAACCGTTTTCTGTAGTAATTCTTGTTGTGGGCAATGAAGTATAACCACCACCAACATCACCAAGATGAACTTTAATAAGCTCACCTTGCTCAGAAGTTGTTAAAGTTTCTGTTTCTAAAACTATACCATCTGATAAATTACCATAACTATCTGTAATTAAATCTAAATCTTCTGATATAACCCTATCGCCTAAACCATCACCAGTTGTTCCATCTTCTTGTCGTAATTGAAAACCATCATCAATAGTTTTTGTTAGTGTTTGAAACAAATCATAATCATTACTGTCATAAGTTGACTTGGCATTATTTTGATTATCACTTGGCATCCAAAAAACTATGTCTGGAAATTCATCAAAAATATATTGATTGGATTGTACAATTGTTGTATTGGGGTTTACCAATATTGTACCACCAGTTCCACCCATATCAGATGTCGTGGTTAATTTTGCATCAGAAAAAGTAAATCCACTTGTAAGTTTTACATTTCCGAAAGTATAACCAGTTCCAGACCTATGTATTGTAGTTTCAGTTGCAATGGTAGTACCAAATGCAACAATTTTATTTTCTTTAACAACAATTCTTATAATTGCACCAGAAGATGTGCCTTGATTGTTACCATCACCAAAAATCGCTGCATAGTAAGTTCCATTTGTGTAATCAGAACCAAAATCTGTAACAAGAACAGAAACAATAGCACCACCAGTACTAACTGAACTAATTTGTGATTTTAATTTGTTTATAAATAATGGATAATAATATGATTTGCTATCACTAAATCTTCTGTCAATACCAAATACAGCATATGGTGCATATGCAGGCGTTGCTAGGCTAGTTCCATCCAACAAAACAGAAGGTGAAACAAGTTGTTGTTTTGTTCCATCTTCTAAAAGAAAATTTTCTGATGTAGTTGTTTCTTCGCTAGACAATCTACCACCAACAACAGATACAAATGCACGAGCAGAAGAAGTATTAGTATCAACAGATGCATTGGTAAATTTAATAGCATCACCAACTTTATATCCAGTACCACCACTTTCAACAAGAACTTCACTAATACTACCCGAAGATATTTCAGAAATTTCAGCACTAGCATTACCATTGCCAGCTCTTGAATCTAAAGTTATAATTTCGCCTTTATCATAAAGCAAACCACCATCAACAACATCAATTTTTGTTACTATTCCTTGAATAGTAAATTGCATAGCTATGTCGGATGTTTCAGATATTCCAGTAAATAGTTCCGATATTGTAAATCCAGTACCCTTTATAGTATCTTCTCTAAGAGTAAATTCAACTATATTTTCAGTACCTTGTTGAAAACTATATTCAGAAATAATTTGAGCTGTTGTTCCAGAAGATGCTCCGATAATATTTTTACCAACCATATCAGCAGGAACAGCACCGGGCTTGTCAGAAGTACAACGAATAATAATTGGCACTGCCCAATTACCATCGCTTGATCTTATCATATATTTTTCAGGATAATCGATTGTCGCTTCTTGACCTAATAATATTCTGAAGAAAAGTTTGTGTCCTTCAGATGTTCCTTTGGCTGCATACAAATCTCTAATTTGTTTAATAAGATTTCTTTTTGAAACACCACTGGTAAGAGAAAACGGTATAGATTCCATAAAAGAATCTTTGAATGCAGAAAGAAAATGATCTACAGTATTATCAGGATTTGCATATTCAAAAAGTTGTTGTATATTTTGAACAGGGTTAGCACGATACTTAACTAGGGTACTAATTGCACCACTAGTTCCACCAGTAATTGTTTCGCCTTCTTTAAATCTTTGGTTTGCAGAAGTATAAAGAGTTTCATCATCATCTACTAATATTGTAGCAGTTGCTTTACTGATTCCACCAGTAATTGTTTCGCCTACTTGAAATTTGCCAGTGCTATCCTCAAAAACAATTTTATTTGATTCATTAGAATTGAATCTATCAGTACCATCTAATGTAATATAACTAGTTGATACTGTTTCAAGTAAAACTTGATCTACAGTACCAGTTATAGTCATTTGGGCAGATTCAAGAAATTTATAATATTGTCTTAAAAATTGAACAAAGATTGGATGGTCTGCCTGAATATAATCAGGTACTTGACCATCAATTAATGGCGATATTTTAGTTATTAATGATGATTCTTGTCCCATCTTTTAGTAACCCGATCCTGATGGACTTACAGAAGCAGATGGCGCACTATAAGTCGTTCCACCACTTTCACTACCCACAGCAATACTATCAATCTCGCCAGTTACGGTAGTGTTAATTAAATCAAGTTCTAAAATTTGATTTCTTAATGCTACAATATCTCTAGAATTAGGAACAACAATTACTCTTACAAGAGTAGAAGATTCACCATCAAAATTCGATATAGCTGTTACATTAATTTGGTCAATTTTTATTTGACCAGTGGCATAATTTATCGTGCCTATAATTGGGTTTGTATAAACTCTGTCTCCACCAGTAGAAATATAATATAATCTTATGTTTCCATTACCGTCATCGTCAAGGAAATATTCCTCGGTTGCTCCACTAATATTAAAACCAGAAGATGACAAAACACCACCGAGTGCTTCATTATGACCACTATGAGGATTAAACAAAGCATTATTAAAAAATAGATTATAACTTGTAATTGAATTCAAAGTAGGACTAAAATATTTTACCAATCTTGGAACAACAGAACTAGCAGTTATAGAATTATCTGTATTATCAATAGACCTCAACAGAAAAGAATTTCTCAATACTGCATTAAATTTTGTAAGTTCTGTTGTATTATAGGAAGTAAGTGTCGATGTAATTTCAGTAACCAAAGTATCTTTTGTTTTAGTTGTCAAATTAGAATCGAACTTAAAATTAACTGTGAGAAAAATATAGGTATAATCTGGATCAACAATAACAGGAGTAATTGACGCAACTTTGAAAGGTTCTAAAGCATCAATCAATGAAACCTTTTCTTGCAAACTTAATTTAGTTCCCTGAGTATTAATTACAGAGATAAATACTTTGCCATATTCTGGTGTGCTTACAACACCCAAAACAGGATCGAAAGAACCATTTTCTCCACCAAATACTTGAACATTGTCTGCATTAGGATGTAATTTTTTCACATAAACTTTATAATCATTTGTGGTAACACAACGACCCTGTGCAGCATAATCAAGAGGAGCAGATAATTTTATTGATTGAATACTTTCTGCGAATGAACCGCCGTTTGCAGCTTCAATAGTGGTTGTGTCAATATTAGTAACAGTATTGATTGCACCTGAGGCAGTAAATGAAAATGCACCGTTTGCTTCACCAATATTTGTAACAACATAGTTAAGAATAACTATGTTGCCATCTGACAGCGCTTTACTTACAACACCATCACCAAAATAAACTTCGAAAAGTCCATCTTCTGATTCTTGCAAATAATATACAGCACTAGTTCCTGTCAGCTGTGTTATGTCAGTTGCTTTAGTATAAGCCACGGTAGTGCTATCAGTTGAAGAGTTTTGTACTTTGACTATTAATGTTGAAGTATCTGCCACATTACTTGTTAATATAAATCTTTGATCAACATTTGTGCTATCAACTGTATATCTTGTATTGACATATGTTCCTTCATAAATTGGCACATCAGCAAATAAAAGACCAGAACCTGTTTGAGAAGCAGTAAAATCAGACACAGTTACAAATTGATAATTCACATTATCAATTCTGCTAGTAAATACTTGACCTGAATTCATAGTTGCTGTTGGTAAAGAAATATCATTCAGAAAAACATTGATTTTTGCTTTTGGTGCTCTAACTGATCTAACTTCATAACCCAATGTTTTTGCATGAGACACAACACTAGACCGCAATGCAGCACTGTCAAGAAACATTTCATTTGCAATCATATTTGCATGAAAACTTAGATAATGGGTGTTATAGGATAGAACATCTAACAATGCACTCATGCCAGAACCTTCAAAATCATAATCAAGAAATTGATCTTGATTTTTTAGAAATGTTTTAAGATTTCCTTTAATCAAATCAAAATCAAGTTCTGAAATATCTAATTTTTGATTGTTTGCCATTATCTCAACGCCTCCAAAAGTACGTCTAGTTGAATTATTTCCCCTGGCGCATTTACCACCTCAAATTCTATTGTTATATCATAAGCATTAGAATCCATATTATCAATAACATCAATATTAATCAATGAAGCTCTAGGTTCATAGTTAGTTATAACATCTTCAATAGATTGTGCTAATGCAATCGCCGTCAATGGACCAACAATTTCAAACAACAAACCTCTAACACCAGAACCTATTTCTGGATGAAAAGGTTTTTCATAAAAATCAGTTAAAACTAAATTTCGAACTGATCTTTTAATTGCTGTAATATTTGTAAGAACATTTACATCATTGTCCTTAGATTTACGAGTAAAGAACAAATCAAGATCTCTATACTGCCTAACATTTAGAGTAGAATTGTTTTGTCTTTCTGCATCTCTAAGTGCTGTCAGTTCTTTAAAACTACCCGTTCTTTCTACTATGGCCACTGAACACTCCGTTATTTTTAATTATTTATAAGGAATCATTCACTATAATTTTATAAAGAAAAATCATATTAATTCAAATTAATTCTATTTGTTGATGTTGGAGAACCACCACCAGAATCAAGATCAAGTATAGTTCCTGCAACAATGTTGGTTTGTCCAACAGAACGAATGTCAACTACACCAGCGGCCTTTAATGAAATAATTCCTGCTGCACTATCATTGGCACTAATGGATACATTTTTAATAGCGAACAACAAAACATTACCTGTGGTTGATATGAGAGAAATATCTTCTACAACGCCAAGTGAATCATTACCGTTGATTAATGTTGTTCTATTCTTTTCTATTGTTGCATCATAATTTCCAGTAATGCGAGATTTGTAATCTTCATTAATTTGTTCAGAATAATTTCCTCTGATTTCTACTTTATGATTACCACCAATACCTGCACCTATCTTTGTAAATTTATTTCCGTGAACTTTTTCATGATAATCACCTTCAACTTCTAAAACATAATCGCCTTTGACTAATTGCCGCACATTACCATTAACAGTTATGACTAACCCATCTTCTCTATCACCTCTTCCCGCAGCATTAATGAATATTGATTTTTTACCAGCAATAACTTCATATCCATCGCCAACAACCATAACGGATTTGTCACCATTTGGTAAATATTCTTCGTATGTTCCTGTTTTATGTTGTTTTAATAATCTTTCGCCACCTAAAGTATCATCGATAACATCTATATGCCCGCTTTCGCTTCTTTGAATTTTTACATATGGATACTGTGCGCTGAGATAAACAGGATCGCTTGGATCAACTCCAGCATATCTTGGTATTGTTTCAGTTCCACGAGGTTCTGGTTTACCTGTTTCGCCCAACGAAATTAAATGAGTCTTACTTGCTGTTGGAAATTCACGATCTCCTTGCAATGCACGAGCAAGTTTGGTAGCTTGAGTATCTTCTTGGTTTCTACCACCTTCTGTGCCTGGTGGTATACCAAAATGTTTAGGATTTGGTCCACTTCCGTATATAGTTTTATCATTCATTATAATTTTCCTTTAATATCCATCAACATTATAATTAAATATTGTTTGTGATGAACTTATATCAGAAAGTCCTTGATCTAATGTTGGATTAATTTTTTTAGAGAGATCATCTAAAATTTGAGTAATCTTTGCAAAATCATCAACGGCAGGAACATTTAAAGGAGATTTTTTATCAAGTTCAAATAATTCTACTGGTATTTCTGATAATGAATTTTCTGCTTGTTTAAATAAATCTGAAAGATCTCCTTCACCAGCTAATTTTCCAGAAAGCACACCAAGCCCAAGATCAGCATTTTCTAATTCTTTTACTAAATTACCCATCAATCCTTTTATATCTGTTGGTTTGTCTACTAAATTTTCTAAAACAGGAATATTCTTTTTTATATCTGGCAACACTAGTTCAGATTTTTTTAGAGTATCGTTCCAAATAATCTTTCCCTTATCGTTTCCATTTCCAATAGGAAAAGATGTTAGGTTGTTACGTAATTTGCTTGATAATCTAACTATTTCTGGATTTAAATTTAATTCGGCAGGTTCTTCTTGAACAGAATCTACAGCAGATTGAATTGCCTTTTTTGCTTTTTCAATAACATCACCACCAAGTGCAGGCATTTCAAGATTTGGAACAATTTTAGATATCATATCGGGCAAATCTGTTCCTGCACTACCAATTTGATCAGATAATAAATTTTTAACTGATTCTATCTGCCCCAATTGTGCACTCAGCTGAGATTTTAAACCTTTTAACGATTCTTTACTTACTGAAGGAAGATTTTTTTCAACTAAATCTGGCATATTGTAAATAAATTCTTTTCGAGAACCAGATCCATAATGTTCAATATCTTCTTCATCAAATAATTCTGGAAGTTGTAAAACTTCAACTAATTCAGGATCAATTATTGCTCCCAAATTTCCCAAAGTTTTAATTTTTAATTTCATACTGTCAACTATTGTATCTAATTCTCCTAATTGACTTAAAACAAGAGGATTTGCTGCATCTTTTAAATTATTAATTATTCCATCTAAATCAATACCTTTGCCTGATAATGTATCACCAAATTTATCTTTAATATTTGCAAACGAACTGATAAATTTTGTAGAACCAACATCAAAAGAAAGCAAACTCCCCAATTCATCTTGTAAATTTAGATTGGGTAAAGATGGAATTTTTGGAATTACACTGCGAAGTTCACCAACCACATTTTCCATTTTACCCTTTAAATCTGATGTAATTGATGCATCAGCTGTTAAATTTCCTAATGTATTAGTGATTGATTCTTGAAGCTTGTCTTTTACATTTTCAATTTTACCTGAAAATTGTTTAGCAACACCAGGCAGTTCTGGTAATCCCGGTGATTCCGGTAAACCTGACAAACCTTTTGTTGCTAATTTTATACCTTTTACAATTTCTGCTGAGTTGTCAGGAATGAGTGGCAAATCAATACTCGAAATTCCTACAGGATAATTTCCAAAATCATCAAGAGCAAGATTGCTTAGTTTTGATATTACTCGGCCAGCTGGTTTTGACATTTTTAAATACTCATGTTTCTAGTG